GTCCAATTGATTCATGTAATCATCAATGTTGTCAGTGCTGATGATATCTAATGACTGTGAAATCCTCTGACCAGCACCTTGCTGACGACCAGATACTTGACGCCTTGCCTGACCGGAAATCCCTTCATCTGCATTCATTGCAGCGCGTAATATTTGGCGAAATGAGTCATCAATATCAGCAGGAAGCGCATTAGGGCCAAGCGCCCGGTATTGAGCCATAGCGTCATCAACCGACATTCCTGACGCCCTCAAGGATTTTGCCAGAATTTCTCCAGCAATATCTGTCCTAAGTTTGGAAAGGTTGCCAGCCATAGCCTGAAAGTCTGTGGTATCGGTCATCATCCGTTCAATTCCGCGAATGACCGGAATAGCGCCCATACCTCCCGCTAGGGAACCAAAAAAGCCTGCGCCTGGAATCCCTGTTTCCTCACCAACCTCGCCGCCAATAACAGCGCCAGTGGCAGCAGTGGCTTCCTGCGCCGGAGTAGTCCTTGCCATAGTCTCAGACACGCGCCTGCCTGTGCTTTGGAATCCTGGCAACCGAGGAATCTGCCTAACTCCTTCCCTTATTAAAGCCTGACCACCCATAGCCGCAGGGATTGCAGAACCAGCACCTGACACAATTTCTTGGGGCAGACCCGGCTGCATATATGCGCCACTAGGAGCCAATGCGCCTACCGATTCAAGAGAGCCTCTAAGTGTCGGCATACGGGCCTCAACACCAGACACTTGTAAAATGCTGTTGATAAAGTCAGGCCCAAAGAAATCCACAACATCAGCAGCAGACCTTCCGGCAGCGTTTGCAAACTCCATCAGGGGTCGTGTTCCCGGTATGCTGTACAAAGTTCTGGCAATAGGGTCACGCTGGATTGCTTGCTGATACCTCTCACCTGGAGACATTTGAGCTTGTGCTTCACTCAAAATTTCCTGCCTCCTATTTCTGCCGCCAACAGTAGGTACTGCGGACTGCGGTGAGATTGGGCTTGCAGCAGGCACTGCCGTTTGTGGGGAAACCTGACCCGACATAGCCTCTTGAAGAATTTGCTCTTTTGTCCTAGCCATTATTGCGCCCTTATGAATTCTCGCTTGATCTCGTTTGGCTGGCGGTTCCAAGATTCAACGGTGCCGCCACCAGATATCCAGTCTTCAGGAACATTTAGGTCAACATCCCACTCATCAAGGAATAGCAGTGCGTTTTCAAGCTCGCGCACAGTAGCTTGGTCATCAAGCTCTCTAGCTCTATCTAGTGCTTTTTCTGCGCTAGTTCTTGAGAGATCAAGAGCCTGATTCATTAGCCGTTTATTGGTAGCAGTGTTTCTTCCAAGAGATGCCTCAATCCTTTCAAGCCTCTGGCCTTCCGAAGCAGTAAAAGCAGCGCCGAAAATAGGCTTCAGTTGCTGAAGAACATTGAGACCAATGTTGTAGGACAGCTCGCCTTCATCAGCACTTTCAATACCAAATAGAGCTTTTGCCCGTGTAGCCGCCCCAGAAAACCCGCCAGTCTGGACTTCATCCAGAAGATCAATCGATCTGGTAAGCACTGGAAACTGACTAATTGCATCCACGCCTGCATTGATAATGCCTTGCGCCCTATCTGTTGAGCCTTTGCCCTGTGCTTGAGAAACAGCAACCTGACCAGCTTCTGTAACGCCTGAATCTATTCCTCTCTGAATAGCATTTTGAGCAGCCTGCCCGGCTACAACCTGGCCTTGCTCATCAACAACCCTTACATTGCCTTGCCTGCTGTACTGAACAGCAACACCATTCCTATATCTGGTAATGCCGGGACTGTATTCATCAGTTTGCGATCCGGCAGGCGGTTCATACAGAACTGCATATGTTTTAGGATCAAGAAGCCTTCCACCTACCTCAAGTGGTTTTTGAGCTTCCGGCATCTGCAATACCCCACGCGACCTACCCTGCTCAACAAGACCGAGCAATTGGAAGTTCAACTGCCTGGCGGCTTCGGCATCTCCCATAGCAGCCCTGCGAGCCATGTTAGCCAGCATGGGTGTCTGGTCGCCTTTCATTGGGCCACCGAGTCTCTGATCCAACTCCATCCGGTCTTCAGCAAGTGCAATGATGGCTTCATAGTTTCCGGCAGCAGCCAGACGAATAGCCGCATCAGCATCTTGGAAAGCAGCCTGCTGGCGAGCCTGCATCATCTCCATGTTCTGCATCTCAGCTTGACGCATACGCTGCTCTTGCTGGGCCTGGAACTCTTGCTGGCGCATTTGGTTCTCTTGGTCAGCCATCATCTGCTGACGAAACTGAGGAACCTGATTGGAGACTGCGGCACCGAGACCGCGAAGCAGTAAACCGATATCTTGGGCCATGTTTATTCCTACCCGTAAAGTTTTGCGAAATACTGCTGGAATGAGTTGTTTGTAGGCTGCATCGTCGGGCCTCGACCTTGCATGAAGCCATAGTCACTTACTGGTGCAGTCTTGGACATATTGGACGGAGCAGTACCCTTCCCGCCACCACCAGCCAGATCATAACCAAGAGCGCCAGCCTGGAGAGCATTACCAAACGCCTGACTATAGTTGTAAGGCTGCTGCTGCATGAACGGCTGACCACTCAAAGCGGCTGATGTGTTGATACCGTAGTTCTGCTGCGCGTTAGCTTCATCTGCTGCTGCTTGTTGGAGTGCTGCAATCTGTTGAGCAATTGCGTTCTGAGACATATTCAAACCAGCATTACCAAAGTCTCGGAAAGCGTTGGACAGATTAGTCCCTTGAGCATTTGCAAGATCAGCAAGATTTACTGTCGTGCCTTCAATCTGAGCCGCCAGCAATTCACCAGCCCTAGCTCTTTGGCTTGCAGTATCTCTAGCAGCCTGAGCTTGAAGGTTGGCAATGTTCGTACCAGTGGAACTCGCAAGGTTAGCTAGATTCACACCGTAGGCGCTTCTCTCGCCTGCCAATCCCTGACGCTGGGCTGCAATGTTCTGAGCAGTACCAGTACCCAAGTTTGCCAGATTCGTACCCATGCCAGTGAAGATATCAGCACCACCAGCAGCGGCGTTCATACCCTGACTTGAGAGACCAGCGAGATTGTTGATCTGCTCTTGTATTCCCTTGCTTGCCAGACCCTGACCGAAGCGGACAAGTTCCTGCTGTACTCGACCACCACCTAAACCACCAGTTGCAGCAGCACCCGATAGAGTAGACCTTTCACCCTGCTCACGGAGGAATTGTACATACGGGCTTTCCTGATACGCCGCATTAAACGCATCCTGACCAAGCGCACCAGACAGCGCCAGTTGCTTCTGGAGAGCCGTTGTACCTGCCTGCTGGTACGGGGTGAACAGTTGTCCAGCTTGCCCGTAGGTTCGTTCTATGTCCTGACGCGCTACTTGTCCTGCCTGACGAAGATCATCAACATTCAAGCCATAGAGTTTAGCCACTTCCTCCATCGACGCCGACAGATCGCCCCTAGCCTTGGTCTCGGAGCCTTGAAGCGTTCCCGTTGCACTCGCTAGTCCAGACGTAAGAGCCTGCTCAAACCCAGCCTGACCTGTTGGGATATTCTCTGCGCCAGCCTGAACAGCGCCACCAAGTCGTGCCTGAATCGTGCCAACATCCACACCAGTAGCTTGAGAAAGCTGAAGTGGAGTCACCCCATATTCAGTCATCATGGCAGCAATTTGCTGGTCAGACTGATTCGGATTGGCTGCTATGAATGCCCTGATCTGATCCTGACTAACCTGCCCCTTTTGTGCATTCTGCTCTGCTGCCCGACCGGTGAGAGCCTGGGCCTGAGCCAAATCCATCCCGCCAAGAGTAGACAGTTCATCAGCAGATACACCGAGATTCCTAGCTACAATCGCCCGGTTAATGTCGTTAATGTCCGACCTGTTGCCAGTGATGTTTTGATATTGAGCTACCTGAATCGAGGCTGGAGCATTCGGCAACCTAGTGTTACCCATCGCCAGAGCAACCGTTTTAGGGGCAACTCCATATTGATTCATTGCGCTCTGAATCTGGGTTTCACTGGCATTTGGATTCTGCTGAAACCAAAGCCTGATCTGATTCATCTGCGCATCAACGGGTTGAGCAGCAAACTGTTCGGCAGGGGTCGCCATGTGATTACCTCATCGCCTGAGCAGTCGGGAAGGGAGAATAGGTCACATCACCCTGCGGCAACTGAGCCTGGCCGAAAATACCCGCGAGCATATTGGGATCGTAGTTAATCGTCTGCGGCTGAAGCTGGCTGTAATCAATCTTGCCACCGAGAATTGCAGCCCTCTGCATGGGAAGACCGGCAAGCATCATTCTCTGCGCTGCGAGATTACCCTGCTGCTGTAGGTTAGCAGTCGGGCCGTACAACTGACCAATCATCCCCAGACCTTGCTGCATTCCCTGCTGACGCATTTGATTGCCCATGCCGAGAGCTTCACGGCGTACATTCTGGGACGCTTCAAAGGCAGGACGAAGCGCACCAAGCCCAGCATCTGTTCGAGCCGCAGCAGCTTCATTAGCCTTGTTTACGGCTTTACCCTGCGCGCGTCGATCCATTGCACTACCAAGGAGTGATGCACCACCCAAAACAGCAGCTTCAATACCCATGTTCCCACCTCTCTCCGACCTTGCGGAATTGCAGAAATTCTAACATTTTTCCAAGAGCTTTTCTCTCATCCGGTGCAGTAGTCCACACCTTTGAAAAGCCCTGACCATGCAACCATTCAAGCCCTTGCTTCATTGTTTCGCGGACTGCGCCACGATCTCGAAACTTACACGCTACATGAATCTCTAACTCGGTGCCTTCTGGCTTTGCGACAACCAAAAGTTTTTCATCCATTATCATCGTGATCCAGTCTAACCCAATCCCTTGTGGGTCGATGTTGAGTAACTTGATAACAGACGGGTCGCGGAGATACTCCATCGCCTCATCGTCATCACACGCCCTTACACTAATTTCCATCCTTGTGTTACATCCCCGCCGATATCTGGAAGCATCTTCCTGTACTCAATTGAGCCAGCAGCACCGGCAGAATTGATGTATAGACTGTATTGCCTAGCAGTGACCACACCTTCGGGAGACCCTGTTCCTATAATCGGAATACTCAACGAAGCGTCCAGAGTCCATGTTCTAAACTGCTGAGACATGGTGCCGTTTTCTTCAACAATAGGATTGGCAGCGTTAAGTCTAGGCCCGGTCATTTCGTCCCCGGAAGAATGTCTGCGTTCAACTGGATAATGACTGGTTTGACAGGGTCGGACAGGGTGAATCTAAACACCTCGAATCTGGAAGCCCGACCATTCCGGCGCCAGATTGCCCTACGGTTGTACTGACCAATTCTTCCTAGTTCTCGCGTTCTCTGATCCGACCACGTTTTACCATCAACGCTTCGATCCATTGCAATCAGGGGGTTAACCGATTCCGCATTACCCACACCTGATTCAACGGTCAATTCAATGGAAGGCACGAACATGGATTGAGTGTTGTTCTGGAAAGGCTGGGTAGCAACTGTCCGAATGATGTTTCCAGTGTATTCAGTGAACAGATCAGGATTCAGCTTACCTATACGGCCATCAATGAGATCACCGCAGAAGATATGGTTATACGCCTGGGTCAGACCGGAAACCCTATAGCCTACCTGTTCACCTTCAATGTAGGACTTTCTTTCGTGCCAGCGTTTAGAGGCATGGTCATAAACCAGAGTCGAATTCGGTAGCGCAAAAGCTACAAAGTACGAACCATTCTGTGAGTACGTCCACGAATACACATTCGCCAGTTGATCGTTGGTG